AGAGCTCAAAAACAAAAAGGCATTATCACTTAATTTTATGAATAAATAATGTCAAAAAAGCCCACCTTTCGATGAGCTTTAATCGCTAGTGTACCCGACTACTCAAGCGCACTATACCTGAAATATGCCATATCGCGTCCGGACAGTCAAGTGGTTGGTCAGCCCAATTTCAACCGTTTATCATGACCAGCTAAATAGAACTTTCCAGCAAATACCATGCTCTCAACCGAAGTCTTACCCATTCCGCGCTCATGTGCCAACTGGCGCAATGACATTCCACGGATACACTTGTCAATGAATATCTCAACCGCTACCTTTGCTGAAGCACAAACCGAACTCGACTTATTAAAATCTACAATCAACTTCCGTACCTGCTCAGCTTCAAAATCACTAATCTGACAAATGACCTGATCCTTACGTGGTGCCACCCCTTTGTTATTTTCAAGAATCAGCCAGTAGATCTGATTTACCCCAAGTGAGTCCGGCTGATGTCCTGACTTCATGCGTGAAATCTGGATGTATGCCCCATACTGCTTAAGCCAATCTTCAATACTAAAACGATCCCAATTCATCACTTCTGTCTTAACCATCGCATTCATCCCTATTCCCTCTTATTTCCCAAATATTCCAAGCAGCACCATCCCAACAATGAAGGCCACCAATACAATCGCTTCGTTTCTATCCATCACTTCATCCCCCAAATCAGCATTCCCGCATCTCGTTGCTCTTGATTCGTTCTGCCCTGCCAACCTGTAATTCGATTAAAATCTTCTGCCTTCAACTTTGTGCGTGTCGGCTTTACCAATACCACTGCTAAACCGCACTCTTTTGCCATTTCTGCAAGCAATTTACCTGTTGCATGGTTCTCCCCTACATTCTTGGCAATTCGCTCTCCTGCGCTCTTAGAATGGCTAAAACGGAAATTGGATTTCTTATTAAGCCAACCTGCTTCAATAACCACTTTCTTGATTTCATCTTGATGGCTTCGGAATAACTCTACAGTCTGAGCAAAGGTTAAATTTTTGAGTTCCAGTGACTGCCCCAAGACAGCCACTCCTGATTTCTCCAAGTCTGGATCGATGCCGATAATCAAGTCAGTCATTGGCACCTCGCTTCACTGGAGACATGCGTTCAAGTAGTTCCTTTTTGGCCTTTTCGTGAGCTTCTTTGGCTTCACGCTCCCACTTAATGCGAAGATAAGTAGCCAAGGGCAATGCAAGTACCACCAAACACAAAGAAAACAACCAGACAGCAATTACGAATACAGCTTTTGAGAAAACCTTGATTACACCCCACAAGTCTTCAAGAGCATCCAAGACATCACAGCGCAAGTCTGAAAAAATACTTCTAGTGCCGTTTTTAAAGCCAACTATAGTTTTTAAGTGCTTATTCATGACCCACCTCGCAGGGTCTTCTCCAATCGCTTACAAGCATGCGAAACAGCGCCTCGCAACACATCAAAGTCAGCTATGCAATCTTCACCTGTGAAGCGCTCTAAGCCTTTTACTTCTTGAAGTACCTCATCAATCCGTTTCTGCTGGTCCTCAACCTCCTTCTTCTTCTCGATATAACAAGCCTCCATGTTATTGAGCTGCTCTTTCAGCCCCTCAATCTGCTTCTCATACTTCCGCAGATCAGCATCCTGCATCTTGATTACCCGATCCATTTCTTGGATACCCGCTCGACCAACCAGCCAAGCTAGATAAGTCATCTGAACCGGCAACACTCGATAAACATCACCATCCTTATCAAACAGCTTGTCACCATGGATGAATCGCATGTTTGTGTAGAAGTCTTGACCCTCAAACCACTTTTCAAACTCACTCATCTCTCAATCACCACTGTAGTTGGCGCAATATGATTGCGAATGTCGGTCACATAATCCGTGCGGTCATGGTCGGCT